AGTTAGAATACTTCAAAGACATTCTCCATCTAGATTTGATAAAGATGCATTTAATTGGAAATGTAAATTAATGTTTAGAAATTTTGCTGAGTTTGTAGCTATGCATTATGCTATGACTCAAAGAGATGATACTAAATATTGGAGAGATGTAAAGAATAGGGAATATTGCACAGATCTAATAGATTTAAAACCAAGCGGAGTAAATGGTTTTAGAGAAGCTGTTTGGAAAAGATTTGAAAGATATTGGTACGACCCTGCTTTTGCTGGATTAGATTGCATAGCTCATGGTATGCATTGGTTCCCTACAGATGATATGAGTCTTAAACACGCTTTAGCTTGTAAAGACAATACCTTTAGACACGATGGAATAAAACTTGGTAAAAAACAAACCTTTGAAATTATTAAAACTAAAGAAAAAATTATAAAAGATTGGCCTAAGTATTTTGATTTTTTACGAACGTACATATATGATGGGGGCAATGTAGCTAAAATAAAAATAGGAAAGAAAAAATGACAATAAACAATATATTTTCTGTTCCTGTTTTTTCTACTTTTTTAAATGTAGATTTAGATAAACTACAAGACATGGTGTATGAAGAAGAAGATAGAGATAAAAAAGGACAAACTCTAAGCAATACTGGATATCAAACCAAGGACCAAGACCTTAAAAAATATAAGTTTTTATTAGATCAAATACAACCACATGCTTTAAATTTTTTTAAAGAATTTAATTACAATGCGGAATTGTTTTTAATTAATTTTTGGTTTAATATAAATAGACATAAAGATATGAATAAATTACACGCACACCCAAGAGCACATATATCAGGAGTTTTTTATATTAAGACACCAGAAGAATCTGGTAATATTGTTTTTGAAAACCCTAATTGGAATATTGATTCTATATGGGTGGACGAAAACATAGCCCAAAGAAATCCATATAATCATCAATCTTATTTTATAAAAGGTGCAGAAAATTTATTAATAATGTTTCCTGGTTACTTACGACATTATGTAGATTCTAATAAATCAAAACAAGATAGAATTTCAATGAGTTTTAATTTAGGATGTAGAGTGCAATGAAACCTTTAGATAAAACAATTAAAATTTATGATGGTTGGATGTCTGAAAAAGATTGTAATATGTTTGTTGAAGTATACAAAAACTTACAAAAAGGAGGTTTCACTGCTCACAGAAGAAATTTTGATAAAACTATAAAAGAGACCATAGCGGAAGACGAACAGGTTGCTCTGCATGAAGCTATCTATGAAAATGGAGAACATGAAATTCCATACGGAGCTATTCTATCAAAAACATTTATAGAGTCTTATTTTAAAGGACCTCATGAAGATTATTTAAATGATTTTTCTATATTAAAACAGCATGATTATCATACAATTAAATATTTAAAAATTCAAAAAACAATGCCAGGCCAAGGCTATCATAGTTGGCACTCTGAAGATGGAAGTAAGAAATGGGACAAAAGATTGTTTACATTTACCATGTATTTAAATGATGTTAAAGAAGGTGGAGAAACAGAATTTTTATATTTAAGTAAAAGAATAGAGGCTAAAATGGGTAGACTGGCTATATTTCCTGCTAGCTTTGAATATACACATAGAGGTAATCCACCATTATCTAATGAAAAATATATCCTTACTGGCTGGGTAGAGTTTGCATAGGTTCTTGAAAAGTCTGTTAATCTAGTATAAACCCTAATAAACTAGGGATTAATATGTTACAAAAATTAGGATTTCTACCAGGCTTCAATAAACAAGTAACACCTACAGGCGCTGAATCACAGTGGACAGGTGGTGATAACGTACGTTTTAGATATGGTACACCAGAAAAAATAGGTGGCTGGAATCAATTAGGAGCAGATAAATTAACAGGAGTAGCTAGAGGGCTACATCATTTTGTTAATAAAGACTCAACTAAATTTGCAGCTATAGGAACAAACAGAATTTTATATGTATACTCTGGGGGTGTTTTTTACGACATACACCCTTTAGTTAATCCATCAGGTACAGCTATCACTAACGCATTTAGTACAACTAATGGACAACCTGACGTTACTATTACTTTCCCTGTTTCACATACTTTTGCAATTGGAGACATAATAATGTTCGGAGATACTACTACATTTAGTGCTATCACTAATTCTAATTTTGGAGCTTCAGATTTTTGTGATAAAAAATTTATGATAACTGGAATACCAACTCCGACTTCTATTAATATTACAATGCCTAGTAATGAAACAGGTTCAGGAGCAACTACATCAGGCGGCATTACTTATTATCAATACTATCACGTAGGACCAGCAGAACAAGTTGGAGCGTTTGGTTGGGGTGTGGCCTTATGGGGTGGTACTACATTAGGTCCCCTTACTACAACATTAAATGGAGCATTAGCCGATGACACTAATGGTAATAATGGATCTGCTACAGAAATTACATTAGGTAGCACCACAGGATTGCCGTCGGCAGGAACTAATTATGTTAAAGTAGGAGCAGAAGAAATATCTTACACTGGAATTACAGGTTCTAAATTAACAGGAATTACCAGAGCTGCTCGAGGTTCTACACGATCATCGCATTTAAATGGAGCGACTGTAACTAATACATCTAGTTGGACTGGATGGGGTTCAGCTGCAGCCACAACAGATAAAGTAGGAGATCCTGGTCTATGGTCTTTGGACAATTTAGGTAGTACTCTGATTGCATTAATACACAATGGAGAATGTTTTGAGTGGGACGGTGATTCCCCGACAGCGACATCCACAAGGGCTACAATTATTACAGGTGCACCAACAGCGTCACGTGATATGTTGGTCTCTACTCCCGATCGTCACTTAGTTTTTTTTGGTACAGAAACAACTATTGGAGATAAAACTACACAAGACGATATGTTTATAAGATTCTCGTCTCAAGAAGATATAAATACTTATACACCTACTGCAACCAATAGTGCTGGTACACAAAGACTGGCTGCCGGATCACGGATCATGGGTGCCAAGCTTGGTAGAAATGCAATCTACATTTGGACTGATACATCTTTATTCACTATGCGTTTTGTTGGTCAACCTTTTACTTTTGCTTATGAACAAGTGGGTACTAACTGTGGATTGATTGGAATGAATGCAGCTGTAGAAGTTGATGGTGCTGCGTATTGGATGTCAGAAAATGGTTTTTTTAGATACACTGGTAAGCTAGAATCGATGGACTGTTTGGTTGAAGATTTTGTTTATGATGATCTTAACACTACTTCTAATCAATTAGTTTACGCAGGAATAAACAACTTGTTTGGAGAAGTTACATGGTTTTATGTAAATGTAGGATCTAACGTCGTTAATCGTGCAGTTGTCTACAGTTACTTAGACTCAACAGCTAAACGACCTATTTGGTTTACAAATACTAATAGTTTATTTCAAAGAACTACATGGGAAGATTCTGCTGTATTTGGTTTACCTCACGCAACTAAATATGATCCAGCAGATGATGCTTCATTTGATGTAGTTGGTAATACTGAAGGAAGCACAATTTATTTTGAACATGAAACAGGAGTCAATCAAGTAGAAGCAGGAAATGTAGTTACAGCTATACCTGCTAATATTACTTCTGGTGATTATGATATTACACAAAAAGTTATTAGAGGAGCTGCAACTAATATGGCTGACCTTAGAGGAGATGGTGAAAACATTATGCGTGTTAGCAGAATAGTTCCTGATTTTATATCTCAAAATGGTAATACCATTGTACAATTAGATCTTAGAAACTATCCTAATAATACAGCAGCTAGCTCATCATTAGGACCATTTACTATTACGTCAGCTACAACAAAAGTAGATACAAGAGCTAGAGCCAGAGCAGTTGCTCTTACTATATCTAACACTGCTGTAGATACTAGTTGGAAACTAGGAACTTTTAGATTAGACATACACGCAGGCGGAAGAAGATAATGGCAAAAATAGTACAAACATTAACTAGAGCAAGTCAGGAATATGAAGAAGATGTGGCACAGTCTTTGGTTAGAGATTTAGATGCAGTGTTAGAAAAACTTAACACAACATTTCAAGAAGAATTAAAACAGGAGATAGAAGCTAGAAGTTTCTTTTTAGATTAATGGCAGTAGTAAACCAATATAAATTTGTAG